AACACCCAAAGAGGCTTACGATAATTTTGTCGAGGAGTATATGGTTGAACCAGAAACAACGTCTACAAGTACATGAGAGGGTATTCCATAAGCTCTATACAGCTAGGTTATCGTTTAACCACGATAAAGTGATGTCTATTCTGAACATCATAGATGCTTACTGCTATGAGGTGAACGGTAATAATGGTGAATTATCTAGTTATGAGATTCGTAAACGGCAAGATGAACTGCTTTTGAAACTGAGTGAAGTATAACGATTATTTATAGGGGACGTATGAGTAAAGATAAAGAAAGTGGTGCTAGAATAAATCAACATTTTCATTGTATTGCTAATGAATTTGATGAGATGGATAATTGTTCAAGTAGTGATGCTTTAAGTATTTATGAAAAAGAAAGTAATGGTGAAGTAAGCTACGATGGATTTTGCTTCAGTTGTGGTCAACATTTCTCTAAAGAACAAGTACATTCATCTACACTCGCTGTTGAATTAGGTATTAAAGAAGGTGTTGTTGTAGAAAAAAAGAATCTTAAACTCGCAACCAAAGCTGAACCTCTGAATGGTGAACAGATTGGTCAGTTAAAACAATCAATAGGTTTCAGCAAGCAACCCTATCGTAAAATCAGTCCTGAGACTTTACAATTCTACGGACACATGATTAAACGTAATAGTAAAGGTGTTGCTACAGAAGTTTATTATCCTGAAACAGAAGATGGTAAAGTTGTAGGTTTCAAGATTCGCATTCTACCTAAGAGTTTTAGTAAGATTGGTAGAACTGGTAAACAGAGTCAACTATCAGGTCAACTCCGATATAAAGGTAATGGTAAACGTATTCTTTATGTTGGTGGAGAAAATGACAAATGTGCGGCACGGCAAGCTTTAGTTAAATATGATGTTCATGTTGTATCACCTACTTGTGGAGAAGGTAGTGCTGCCAGTCAAGCCGCTGCTCAATATGAGTTCTTCGATAAATACGATGAAATCTACATTGGTATGGACAACGATGAAGCGGGGAGAGAAGCTACAGCAAAGATTGTTGAAGTATTACCTAAAGCTAAAGTTAAGCTAGTTACTTGGAGTGAAAAAGATCCACACTTACTATTGGAATCAGACAAAGAGGAGCAGATACGAAGAGACTTTTGGAATGCTAAAGAATACGCAGCAACAGGTATTAAGTCTGGTGCTGATGCAATGGAAGAAGTTAAAGAGTTTCTTACTGCACCCAAGTTACCTTTACCTCCACACATGCACAGAATCCAAGATGCACATAGAGGTGGTTTAAAGAGTTCTGGTTTCATTGGTAATATTATTGCTGATACATCTGTAGGTAAGACATTCGTTACCGATACATTGTTGAACTTTTGGATACCACAAGACAATTTAGTACCAGTTGTTGTGTCAATTGAACGTACTGCTGGTGAGTTTATGGCTGATCTACTGTCCATTTACTTAGCTAAGAATCTAACTTGGTTCAAAGAAGGTGATGAAGCTGTAAAGTATCTTGAACGTCCTGAAGTTAAAGAACTTATTCAGTCATTTATTTATGATGCTGAAGGAAAACAAAGGTTCTATGTAATTGATGAACGTGATGGTAGCTTAGAAATATTACAGAACAAGATGGAATTAGCTGCGGCTAAATATGGTACTAAACTATTTATCATCGACCCTCTAACTGATATTCTACGGGCGCTTGGTAATGATATTCAGGATACCCATATGTTGTGGCAGAAGCAGCAGAAGAAGAAAGGTTGGATGATCCTCAATGTTTTGCATACGAGAAAGCCACCTTCTGATAAAGATGGTAAAACTCGTCCTGTTACTGAGTACGATGCTTATGGTTCATCTACATTTGTTCAATCCTCTGACTTTAATTGGGTGTTGAATAGAGATAAGATGGCTGAAGACGCAAATGAACGTAACACTATGACCGTCGATATACCGAAAGTTAGGGGTGGTACAACAGGTCGAGCTGCTGAACTTATTTATGATGTACAAACACGTAGACACCACGATAAGGAAGATTTCTTCAGTTCAAGTAATACTACCAGAACTGTGAATCCTAATGTGGTTGAACAAGAAACTGAAGTACCTCCTTTGTATCAAGATGAGGAGGTTGTTGAATTGAATTATTAATGAGGAGTTACCTTGGACTACTGTTACGATCTGGAAAGCTATCCGAATTGCTTCTTGTGTTGTGTTGCTGATTTAACTAACCGTAAGATGAAAGTATTTGAACTTTCAGAACGTAAAGATCAACGTGAACAAATGTTTGAATACTTACGCAATATAGTTAGGAATAAAGGTAGACTTATTGGCTTTAATAACTGTGGTTATGACTACCCTGTTCTACACCAGTTATTAAAAAACAAAACCATGACACCTAAACAAATATTTGAGTATGGTGATAAGGTAATTAAGTCAGGTTACACTGATAATAAATGGCAATACGTTATTCGTGATAAAGATGTAATGATTCCACAAGTTGACTTGTTTAAGATACATCACTTTGACAATAAGGCAAAAGCCACATCGTTAAAGATGTTAGAGTTTAATGGTCGTTCTGATAATATCCAAGAACTTCCTTATGCGGTTGGTAGTTACTTGAAGTCACATGAAATTGATAACTTGATAAAGTACAATTTCCATGACGTTAAAGAAACGATAAAGTTTTATGAAGCCTCTAAGTCTCAAGTTGAGTTCAGAGAGAAGCTTAGTAAAGATTATGGTTTTAATGCTATCAACTGGAATGACACAAAGATTGGTGCTGAATACTTTGTAATGGAGTTGGAGAAAGCGGGTATCAAGTGTTACGATAAAGGTGGTAAACCAAGACAAACTAAACGTGAATATATTGATTTAGTTGATTGTATTCTTCCTTATATCAAATATGAAAGACCTGAGTTCAACGCAATCCTAAACTGGTTAAAGCGACAACGTATTACAGAAACAAAAGGTGTGTTCTCTGATATTATGGAGCATGAGCTTGGTGATGTATCTAAGTACGCCACAATGAAAACTAAGCGAGAGAAGCTTAAGGTAAAGCCCACTGAAGCGGATATAGCAAGGTTTAAGAAAGACAAACCTTTGTGTTGGGTAGAAGAAGTAGAACTCAAGGCTAAGCTTCCCAAGAAGGATGGCGGTGGATTTAAGAAGTCACATTACTTGTGTTGGAACATTTGTGAATCATTGAATGTTACAATTGATGGGTTAAAGTATGTGTACGGTACTGGTGGAATACATGCTGCTATTGAAAATAGAGTAGTTGAGTCTTGTGATAAAAGGGTAATACGAAGTTACGATGTTAGTTCCTTCTACCCTAACTTATCAATTAAGAATAGATTCTACCCTGAACACTTGGCTGAGAAGTTTTGTGATATTTATGAATACATCTACGAATTAAGAAAGACTTATGATAAGAAGTCTGTTGAAAATGCAATGTTGAAGTTAGCTCTGAATGGTACATACGGTAAATCAAATGACCAGTACAGTCCATTCTTTGATCCTAAGTTCACAATGCAGATTACTTTGAATGGACAGTTGTTGTTGAGTAAAGCTATTGAAATGGTATTATCAGTACCTACAGTAGAAATACTCATGGCTAATACAGATGGTTTTGAATTTATTATAGATCGTGAGTATGAACACTTAACTGCTCAGAAGTGTAAAGAATGGGAAGAAATGACTAAATTAACTTTAGAAGATGTAACCTATTCCAAGATGGTGGTGTCCGATGTAAACAATTATATTGCGATCAATGATAAAGGTGATATTAAGATGAAAGGTAAGTATGAGTGGAAAGATTTACCTGCTCATAAAAACCAATCGTGCTTGATTGTAAAGATTGCGGCTGAGAAGTATTTACTTGAAGGTGTTGACCCTGAAGAATTTATCAGAGGACATAAAGATAAGTTTGATTTTATGCTTCGCACCAAAGTTCCAAGAAGTAGTAAGTTGGTATTGGTGAATGACGAAGGTATTGATACTCAAGTACAAAACATTTGCAGGTATTATGTTAGTGAGAAAGGTGGTGAACTGGTCAAGGTAATGCCACCATTGACACCTACTAAGACAGAACAGGTGTGGGTTAATAATCAACTGATGGATTCTGTAACTATTTCATCTAAATCTGATATTACTCGATATGAGAAGAAAGGTTATGTGTTTGAAAAGTTTGTAGAAACAGTTTGTCCAGAACGTAGGTTAGCTATTGAAGCTGGTTGGAAGTGTAAGGTCACTAATGAGATGAGTGCTTTTGATTGGGATATTGACTACAAGTATTATATTGATCGTACATGGAAACTCGTAAACTTTGCAGATGTTGAAGAGTCTGAAGTTGTGGATGATATTATTTTAGAAATTGATTAAAATAATCCTTGCAACACGATTAGTAATTTGATACAATAGATAAGCTAGAATTTAACATTTAAATAGGAGTAATAGATATGACAGCAGCAAAGAAAGCACCAGTAGTTACAGTGCCAAAACCTTTCGAAGAGGGTTACACATTCTTGGTTGAGGCTAAGATTATAGATACCACGTACAACCACACTTGGCCTTACTTGGTTGAGGTGGTGTTAGAAGATGGTATAGATCGTGAAAGTGTAACTTTAGAGTTTGACAAAGAACAACTTGTTAAATTTATAAGTAAGACTAATCCTAAGTTTAAGAAAGATTATATTTCACAACAAATTAAAGATACTAAAGCAGCTCTTGCAGCTTTGGAAAAAGAACTAGAAGCAATTAAGTAATTTTAAACAACAGAGAAGAGGAAAGTAAATATGAGTTATAAACCTAAAGCACAATCAAATACGGAAGGTGAGCGTAAGAATACAGGTATTGCACCTAATGGTGTTGCTTACAAATACCCAGTACCTGATGGTGGTAGCCAAGCTGCACGTATCAGCTTGATCGTTGATATTGGCACACAAGAGCGTCCAGACTTTGAAGAGAAGGATAAGCAGGGTAATGTCATTGAAGTTAAACCACAAAAGCCAGCACAACAAGTCGTAGTGTTTGCTGATTTAGTCGATCAAGTTGTAGATTATGGTGGTGACATTGGTGAAAAGCAATACCGTCTAATGCTCAATAAGAACTTCAAAGGTGATATTGAGGGTATTAACTTCACAGCAGTACCCTACCGTGATGGTGATGGAAAGCTAATGGAGACAGGTAAACCTTGGACATTCCACCCAGCCAATATGTTGACTAAGTTGGCTAAGGCTACAGGTAATGAGCACATTCTTGGTGTTGACAAAGACAACAATATGGACATCGGTGCCTTGTTGGGTGCAGGGTTCTATGCTGATGTTGAAGTTAAGTCTGTAGATTCTACCAAGAAGAAAGACGATGGTACACCAATCATCTACAACAATATCAACTTTAAAGGTGCTTCTAAGTTACCAATGGTCAAAGGTAAGTTGATTGAGATTGATGAGTTGCAAGTTAAACCTCTGATCTTAAACCACAGCAATGTTACTGAAGATACTTTACCTTTGATTCGTGGCAAAGTGCTCTCAATGATGAAATTGGCTAAAGAGTACGAAGGTAGTAAGTTGCAACAGTTACTAGGTGAGACACAAAGTAAATCTGTACCAGCGCAGGAGACTGAAGTTGTTGAGCAAGATTTCGATTCAACAGCAGATGATTCAGAGGAAGATCCCTTTTGAGCAACAGGTTCAACTTAGATAACTGTTCACGAAACATGAACAACAATATGGGCTAGAAATAGCCCTTTTTAATTTTAAATATTTGGAGAAATAACAATGACTGCTGTTAAATACTATGAAGCCAGTAATTGATTTAACTGGGAGAATTTTCACACGGCTAACTGTCCTTTCTGAAGCAGGTAGAAATAACCACAAACAGGTTATGTGGTTGTGTGAGTGCTCTTGTGGAAACAAGGCCACTATTAGAGGAGGTTCACTTAAATCAGGTGGTACAAAATCCTGCGGCTGTCTGCACAAAGAAGCTATGGTAGACCTATTAACTACACATGGACTACGTGAACACCCATTGTATATGGTGTGGGGTGGGATGAAAACTCGGTGCTACAATGAGAATTTTCATCAATACTCGGACTATGGTGGTAGAGGTATAACTGTCTGCGATAGGTGGAGGGATTCTTTTGAGGATTTTTACAATGACATGGTAGGTCACTATAAGAAGGATCTCCAGCTTGATAGGGTGAATAATGATGGGAACTACGAGCCATCCAACGTTCGATGGGTAACTCACCAACAAAACGGAATGAACCGAAGAGGGGCGCAAAACGGTACTTCTGGGTACAAGGGTGTTAGTTGGAAAGGTGAAAAGGGTAAGTGGGTAGCACAAATACAAGTAAACGGGAAGAAACAACATATTGGGTATTTTCTGGATGAACAGGCGGCGGCTCAGGCATACAATGATGCAGCCGTTGAGTTATTCGGCAAGTACGCAAATTTAAATAAGATTTAAGATAAATAAACTAGAGGTAGCTAATATGACTGATACACAAGACAAGAAAGGGTTGTACAAGAAGTACGTACAAGAAGCTGTAGCTAATCTACAAGCTAAAGACTTGTTAGCTGTGCGTATGAAAGAAATTAAAGAGGCTGCTAAAGAGTCGGGCTTTGATCCTAAAGAGTTTGCTTTAGATGTTAAGACAGTACATGACCGTCAAAGTGCTGAGAAGACATTAGAAGCTTTGCAGATTAGTATTGAAAGTGTAGATGAGTTAGGTCTTTAAGGAGTAACTGATATGGGATGGTCTGGTGGTACAGAAATATTTGACTGTGTTGCAGATGAACTTATTGAAGTTTATTCATCTTGTGACATACCTATGTACAAAGTGATGAATATTCTATCTGCGCTTAAATGTACATTAGAAGATCAAGACTGGGATACATTGAATGAGAGTACCTACTGGACACATCCTAAGATTGGTGATGTCCTTGGTAATACATTTGAGGGGGAAGATGATGAGTAGTTTATTTGAACGTATTAAAAGTCTAAATGAAGAAGTTAGTTATCCTTGGATGTTGCAACCAATTAACTGTATGTGGACTTTCTCTGACAATGATGTCCATTGGGACACAGATAACAATCTTGAAGATTTAGAAAACCACAATGGGGAAACTTATGGCGGTGAGTATTGGGAGGGCTACCATGAACAAGATGGTTGTTACTTCTTCAATTATGATAATGGTTGTGGTGAAACAATCACTGCTGTTTTCTTAAAGGATAAGTTGGTGAGTTTTGATGAGTAAGGTATACGCCAGAGAAACCTTTGATGGAACTTTGGTCACTAACTCGATAAAGGGTTATCCAAGACATTACTTCCAACTTAAAGCTGCATGTAAAATGATTGGAGCTATGTTCGATCAACCAAGAAAGTCTGAAGTTGTAGTTGAGTACGAGCTTGTACCAACAGGTAGAAAATTTAATATGAAGGGTGAATTGATTGAATAGATACCAAAGTAAAGTAATGTTCTTTGGTATTGAGATGCCTTGTGAGCAATATACATTGACGTATGAAGACATCACTCCAGAGATTGAGAAACGTATTAAGCAAAACTTACGGTGGCTGTTTAGGACATTTAGTTACGTGGTTTGGGAGAAAGTATGAGTGATGTAGTATTAGTAGTGGACGCGGATGAGATATGTTATGAAGTGGCTTGTGCCTGTGAAGAAAAAGGTATCATAGTCACTAACACAAAGAATGAAGCAACCGCAACATTCAAGACAAGAACACAATTGAAGAACCTCTTGGTTGGATTAGATGTACCAGAGGATCATTTTAAAGTGGAAGATACACAAGTTGCTGAACCACTAAAGAATGCTTTATCTACGATTAAATCTAAACTGATAAATCTTAAAGAGAAGTTTCAAACTGACAATATGGAGTTGTACTTCTCTGGGAGTAATAACTTTCGTTTGAATTTACCTTTACCTGAACAGTACAAAGCAAACAGAAAAGATAGTTTACATCCACTGTTGTTGACAGATATTAAAGACTACCTTATTAAATACCACAAAGCTGTTGTTGTGGATGGTGATGAGGCAGATCAGATGATTGCACAGCGTATGTGGGATGGCTATAAATCCAAGACTAAAGTAATTGCGGTGAGTAGAGATAAGGATGCTCGCGGAAATTTAGGTCATCTCTATAATCCTGATAAAGATGAGCTTATCTTTATTGATGGTTTCGGTAAACTTGAATTGGATACCAAAGGTAAGGTGCATGGCCTTGGTCGTGTATGGTTGTATTACCAATGGTTGATGGGAGATTGGGGTACAGACCACTTCTGCCCCAGACAAATAGTGAAGGCGATAACAGGTAAATCCCCTACCTTCGGCGAAAAGAGTTGTTACAACTATCTGTCTTCAGCCACCACTGATAAGGAAGCTGTGCAGTTAGTCTACGACAAGTATGTAGAGTGGTTTGGTAAAGAAGAGTTCTCGTACATTGACTGGGAAGGTAAAACATTTACAGGTAACTATTTAGATGCAATGCAAATGATACTAGACTGTGCCCGAATGAAAAGATTTGAGGGAGATAATGTGAAAGTAACAGACATTTTAACCAAGATGGGGATAAGCTATGAGTAATACCAAAAGCACTAAACGCAACACCAAGAAGGCTCCTACGGAGTCTTTACAGAGCGATAAGGCTCAAGGGAATACCACAGTAACCCCTAAGACTACACGAGCTACAAAGCCCTCTGTAGCAGCATTACAGAAGGAAATAGAAGGGTTGAAACAACAGTTGGTTGATAGTCACCAACATGTGGTACGGTTGAAAGAAGAGATTCAAGAGGGTTGGGGTTATTATGCAGAATTAGTTAGCCGCCCTTTAAGCTTAATCATCTATCAACGATTTACAGATTGGTTGTACAATATAACTAAGAACTTTCGGGAGTAGTGAATGAGTGCTGACAAATGGGAACCATGGCTATGGTATCCTGATATTTGGCCTACTAAATCTAAGTTCTTCACCTACTTACGCGGATCTCTTAGACAAGCTGTTTGGAATAAATCACCTGTAAAGATCACCTTCAAGAATGGGGCTTGCTCTAAGCCCCCAGAAGGGTACACAGGTAAGGCTAAGAGTGGGCAATATTGTGCGTTGAGCGGTGTGTGGGTAGGTAAATCTCTTGGGGAGATAGATCACAAGAATGGCAATGTGCCAATCAATGATGAAGATGAAATATTGAATTTCATTAAGCACCTAGTTCCACCACCAAACTCATTACAATACGTGTCCAAGGATGCGCACAAGGTTAAGAGCTATTCTGAGCGTACAGGTAAGTCATTCAAAGAGGCGGCTGCTGAGAAGCAAGCCATCTCTTTATGTAAAGATAAAGCTGATACTAAATGGTTAGAATCTAAAGGTATTGTACCTGAGAAGAGCAGCACTAAGCGTAGAAAACAAATAGTTCAGGAGTTACTAAGATGAATGTTAAAGAGTTAAAAGCTTTACTCAACATTTTCCCAGAAGATTTAGAAGTGTGGGCTGCTTGTGAGGGTTACGGCAACGTATTCCCAATAAAAGCTACAGATGTTTGTATTGAACGTGAAACGATGTATAGGGGCATTCCACCTAAAGAAGTGTTAACTATTATCACAGGTAGAAGTTAAATGAATTTAACATTAGACTGTAGTTTGCGAGAACTACTAAGGCAAGCTTTAGAATACCACTCAGTGCATCAAGTTTTGTACACGATTGCAGAACTTGAAAGACACCCAGACAAGGATTACTTTGCGGATGAATGCCAGAAGTTATTACCAAAATATGAGGAGCTGTAATTGACAGAATACAATAAGCAACTTAAAGAAGACAGTGTTAAGAGTCAAATAGTGATTGGTTATTATCGAGACAAGAAGAGTAGTTATGAACTGTCTCGTGAGATGGGAATTCCTGCAAGGACTATTCAAAACTTCCTTGCACATGATACCCATAAATCTTGGTGGCTAGAGAATGAAGATTGGGTGGACGAGTTGTTTAGAGTTAGGGGCAGCCTTAACTCAGCCCCCCAAGAGAAGATTGGCTGTTTACTGGATAATCCCCATGATAGGGTTTTATTAGACCTAACTGCACCAGCAGCACCTAAAGCAGAGATTGATGTGGCGATAAACACCATCTTAAAGTACATGAAGCCGGAGAAAGAAGATAACAGTCGTATCTTACTGATAAGTGATATGCACATTCCTTATCATCACAAAGATACTATTAAGTTCTTACAACATTTAAAGGACAAGTACAACCCTACACGAATTATTTGTATGGGGGATGAACTAGACAAACATGCTCTGAGTTTCCATGACCACGACCCAGATTTACCAAGTGCAGGGGATGAGTTGAAGTTAGCTTTGCCAGTCATCGCTAAACTTAAAGAAATGTTTCCAGTAATGGATATTCTTGAGTCTAATCATGGTAGTCTGGCTTATCGTAAAGCTCATGCTCACGGTATACCAAGACATTACTTGAAGACTTACAATGATGTCCTTGGGGTTGATGATAAGTGGAAATGGCACTATGATTTAACTATTGAATTACCTAATGGTAATAAGTGTTACTTCCATCATGGGAAGTCAGCTAATGTCTCTAAGACTTCACAGACAATGAGCATGTGCGCTGTTCAAGGCCACTATCATGAGACATTTAAAGTCGAATATTGGGGTAATCCTAATGGACTGTATTGGGGACTACAGGCTGGTTGTTTGATTAACGATAAGGCTTATGCTTTCAATTACAACAATTGTAACCTTAAGCGCCCCATTATTGGAACCGCTATGATTATTGACAGTATTCCGGTATTGGAGCCTTTGATTATGAATGAACTTGGGGATTGGATTGGAAATTAATCAAGACTACTTGCTTCAATGTTTTAACTACAACCCTCTAAACGGTGATCTGGTTTGGAGGGAGGATCGCCCCTCTTCACATTTCAGTAGGTACTTAGACTACCGCTCATGGTATACTAAATGTGCTGGTAAGGTTGCGGGGAGTAGGGTACTAAAGAGAGGTAAGCCTGAGTCCCTTGTAGTTCACCTTAAGGGGGTTAGAATTAAAGCCCATAACCTCATATGGCTCTACTGTCACAATAAGTTGTGTGATGAAGGATTCATTTTAGATCACATTAATGGTAATCCTTTAGACAACAGACTTTGTAATTTGAGAGAAGTAACATTATCGGAAAATCAAAGGAACAGAAAGAAGAATAGTAACAACTCTTCAGGTGTTAATGGTGTCTACTGGACTGAGTTTGGTTGGCGTGCTTACGGTAAACGAGATGGTAAATCTGTAAGCATTGCTACTTGTGGAACTATAGAGGAAGCGGCTCTTAAAAGAAAAGAGTGGGAGCTTGCTGAAGAAGGGTACACCGTTAATCATGGGAGAAACAAGGTATGAGAAAAAAGATAGGAATTTTTGGGTATGCCAGAAATGGCAAAGATACGGTAGCTGAACTTATCTGCAACAAACTGAACTACTCTTTCTGTAGTAGTTCTTATTTTGTTTGTAGTAAGGCAGTGTTTCCTGTACTGAGTAAGAAGTACGGTTACACTACTC